GTTGTTGGGTTTTATTTATTGGGAATATATGAAAGACACGATCAATCAAATGACACCGATCGGAAATGTGATTCCACAAAATCAAAATTCGACAATAAATTCGACAATTTATTCATCAATGTGGTCGCGTTACAATGAAGCAATCAAAACTTATCGCGCAATTCAACGATATTTGGTTTTGAATCGACCATTGGACATTGGACAAGTCATTTCGATTTCCGGTTTCACAAATGGAACCGGTTATTTGACACAAAACACCGCAACCGCAATTCAAACCGCCGGATCAATTGGTTCCGGTTTGGTTTTGGGAGTAAACGCGCGCGGAATTAATGGTGTAAACGCAACAACATTGTTGACCGGCGGAACCGGTTATTCAACCGGATCAAACCGCGCGACAACCGGCGGAACCGGAAATGGATGTGTTGTGAATATCGTTGCAACCGCCGGTGTGATCACATCGATCACAATTGCGAACAATGGCGGTCAAAGTTACACGTTAAACGATGTTTTGACAATTGTTGAAATTGGCGGTGCCGGTGCAACATTTCGTGTTGATTCGTTGTGGAATGGTCAAATCATGTCATTGTCAATTTTAACCGGAACAAATGCCGGTTTGAATTACAAAATCAATGATGTTGTTTTGATTTTAGGCGGTTCAAATACCGCAACCGCTACGATCAATTACGTTGGTGTTTTGGATGCGAAAAATTGGAATGGTCGCGATAAACAAACAAATTATTGGTTATGAAGAACGACATTTCAAACATTGTGGATCAAATCATTCAATCAATGGACACAACCATCAATTTGGTGTTTGATCCGGTGACATTGAAATGGAACACATGTGACACGAAATGGTCGCGATTGGGAAAATTGATCACAAATTCGGTTGGAACAACGTTCAAAATTGTTGCGTTTGAACAAAACGCATGGATTCAAACAACCAAAATTGGCAATGGTGCCGGCGCAATGGAAAACACCATGTATTTGGCGAATCCATACGCATTGACCGGAACCAAAATGGTCGCAAATATCGAATGGACAAAAAAATCGAACAATTTGTTGTCAAAAACACCATTGATTTGGTTGTTGGAAACAATTCGATTTGTTGAATTTGGTCGCGATCAACCATTGGAATTTGAATCCGATTTGCGATTGTTTTTTTTGGATGAAACAAATGTTGCACAATACATGACAAAAGACCATCGAAACAACGTTGTGCAACCAATGAATCAATTGATCGATGAATTCGTTCGTACAATCAACGAAAACCGCAAATTTAAGCGGATTTTGGAAACCGAACGGATCACGTTTTCACGATTTGGAAATGAACGTGACAATGGTGTGTTTCAAAATGTATTGGATGCGAATTTGTCCGGTGTTGAATTACGAATAAAAATGGAAAAATATAAAGAAAATTGTAGTATTAATTGTTAAAAACAAAAATTAAAAAAAAATAAAATGAGTATAGGATGTAATTGCGAATTAGGTTTGTCGAATACCGGCAGACCGAATTGTGTGCCGATTCAATCGGTGACAAGTAGATTGATCATGGTTCCGAAATATGCGAACGATGGAACAATAAATTCAATTGATTTGACCGCGACTTTACCGGTTTGGTCAACATTAATCAACCAAACTGATGCATCAAAACGTTGGTTTCCGTTACCATATTTCGAAAATGTGGAATTGGCAAAGGCGGACACAACGTTTGAAGAAGCGAATTCCGGTCGAATGGTTTTCATCCGACAAGGAAAACGTTCATTTGCCGGCGAATTGTGGGCAGATGATTCATCACCGCAATTTTTAGGGCATTTGCAAGCAAATCGTTGTGTTGAATTCGGTGTGTACATCGTGGATGTTAATGGAAATTTAATCGGATCAAAAATTGGAACAAAATTGTTTCCAATATCGGTTGACAATCCATCATTCGATCCAAAAATCATGTTTGCAACGGACAAAACAATCCAAAAAATCATGGTTGCATTTGATTTCGATCGTTTATTCGATGAATCAACAATGTGGATGATCACACCAACGGAAGCCGGACAAGATTTCAATGAATTGAATGGTTTGTTGGATGTAAACATGACAAACGTTGCAAACACATCAACAACGCGTACTTTCAAAGCATTTTTGGACTACGGAACCGCAATCAATCCGATCAAATTCAAAGGCGGTGTATTGGCGGATTTCACGTTGCGAAATGACACAACAAATGCGGTCATTGTGATCACATCGGTTGTTGAAAACGTTGGAATTGCCGGTCAATACTTATTGACTGCACCGGCATTTGTTGTTGGTAACATTTACACGATCAAAGTTGTTAAACTCGGTTATACCGGAACATATCAATTCACCGCGTAATTGGAAACAATTGGTGATGTTTGATTGACAAATTGAATGTTGAAAATTAGGTGATGTTGAATGACATCACCTTTTTTTTTAGTAATTTTACAATAATGAATTTGATGAACACCGAAATTGGATTGGTTTTGAATCGCGCATCGTACATGTTGACCATGCGATCGATTTGGTTTTCCGTATTTCGTGACACGCAATTCAAAAAATTGATTTTGGATTGGATTCGATACGATCAATTGTTCAAACATGGTGTTGATGAAGATGGTGACATTATTGGAACCTATTCGGAATGGACTGAAATGATGAATCCGGAAAAGGTTGCCGGCACACCTTACACGTTGTTTGACACCGGTGATTTTTATGAATCAATGATTGTTGTTGTGAACACAAATGCATCGATTTTGATTGATGGTGATCCAATTAAAACGGATGAAAATGGTGAAAAAACGGATTTATTTCAAAAATTTGGTGATGGTATTGTCGGACTTACGGAAGAAAATAGGCGCAAATTGGCGCAAGAATGCATTGAACGATTCAACAAACATGCGATCCAAATACTACGCAACAATGGATGAATTGTCGTTGTTTAATTGGATCAAAATCAATGATGGAAACATTCATTTTGTCCGAAAAAACATTGATGATGGAACACCGGCATTGGATGAATTTTGGTTTTCAAAAATTTACGATGAATACTTAACGGATTTCGGTTTGTCGGACATGCACATGAAATTGTTGAAAACGATGAAAAAACGCGCATTGTTGGAATGTGAATTTGCAATCACGCGTGATCGGTTCAAATTAACGGAAATTGATTTGGAAATCGCAAAATTGGATTCCATGATGAAAAACAATGGAACCGGAATGACAATTGAACAATCATTGATTCACATGTCCAAATGGATGAACACATGGATCAATTCAAAAAATATAACTATTCGCGATTATTTTAATTTATTAAACGAATTTAAACGATCGCATTAACATAAAATAAAAAAAAAACAAATGGCAAAATTGATCAAATCAACGGACATTTTCGAAACGGATGATATTTTTCGCGGAATTCGTGATTCGGCATCCAAAACGATTGATGAATTAAACAAATTAAATGGTGAAATCACCGACACCGCAAACGCATTGAAAAAATCAATTGGCGGTGCAAATTTCGATTCATCAAAATCAATTAAGGAATTCACCGATGCGACATCCAAATCCAACAAATTGGCTATGGAAACCATCAAAATCGAAGAATTGAAACAAAAAATGATGCAACAATCCGAACGTGCATCACAAGAATTGTTGAAAACCGAACAACAACGATCAAAAACGCAACAACAATCACAAAAAATCAATCAAGAATCCGAAAAAACGGATCAACAACGCATCAAAACCAAACGCGAACAAGCCAAATTGGAACGAGAATTGGCGCGTGAAACGGAACGACAAAACAAATTAACGGAACGCGCTAAAAAATTGGCGGATGATGAATCTTCGGCATATAAAAAACTCGTAAAAGAAACGCGCGATTTGAAAAATGCATCCAAAGAATTGGCATCGCAATTGTTGATTTTGGAACGCGATGGTAAAAAAAACACCGCCGAATTCCGCGAAATGTCGCGACAATACAACGAAACGACACGATCCGCACAAAAAGCGGATGCAACGTTGAAACAAATTGATTCGCGTGTTGGTGACAATTTTCGAAATGTTGGAAATTACACCGGCGCAATTTCAAAATTGTCCAACGGATTGGGAATGTTGGGTTTGTCATTTGGCATCGGATCAATTGTTCAAACCGCCGGAAAAGCAATCATTGAATTTGATCAAAAAATTGCGGATTTGTCCGCGATCACCGGTGCATCCGG